ACGAGAGTGTTTACTAGATTAGTATTCTTAAAATATGCTGTGTGGTTTCCTACTAAGGCATGAACTTGTACTCCCATGTCCTTTAGTACATCAAAATAATTATGGGTTGCCCACTGTGCTGCCCATATATCTAAGTTCCTACGGTTATCAAATGTATCTCCTAGGTCTAGAACCGTGTCGATGCCACGTTTTTTTAGGGTAGGAAAGAATACATTTCTATAGAATTTTTTAAAGAAGTCATGAAATATTCGACTAGACTTCCTTGCACCGAAGTGCTGATCTGTTATTATAGCAATCTTCACTTTAGTTGTTGCTCCAGTACATCGTAGTACTCTTCAGTTGCATCAATGGGAATGGTATACATTCCTCTGTGTTCACGTTCAATCTCAATTATGGTTCCAAACTGTCCTTTCACAGTATACCCTAAGTTTTGGAATAGGTCAACCGCCCTTACTACTATGTCTCTATGCTTCTTCATAAGGAGTTCATCTTCTAAGATTTTAATGTATGCAAGACAACTTAAGATACCTGGTAAACTGAAACTGTAAGTAAATCCATGCTCCCACTCAAACCTTCTAGGTAGTGCGTCATGTATCGTGTCATTATATAATGCAATACTTAATGGGAAGTATCCTCCTGTGATTGCTTTACCCATTGTGAAGATATCAGGTTCAATTGGGAGTTTCTTCCATCCCACAAAGTTACCTGTCTTCCCTCCTCCTGTCATGATGTCATCTACTATTAGTACAACACCCTTCTTCTGTATCTGTAAGATATTATTCCAGAACCTTTCACTATGAGGTTTGATGCCATTGGCATAGGGACAACTCTCTACCACTACACACATAACATTATCCCAGTTGTAATGATCCACATAGAAGTCAACTGGTAGTCTTAGTATATGCTGATATGGTTTCATGGTATATGGATCATTTAACATACTATCACCCATACTCTGAGTGAGCAGAGTTGATCCATGGTAACTATCTTTAAATGTAACTATACCATTACGTTGAGGTTGACCTATTTGCTTCTGATATGCACTAGCAAGTTTGACTGCTCCTTCCATTGCGTCACTACCACTCAAGGAGAATATACTTCTATATCCTGTAATACCCTTGAGCATCTTTGCTAGTTTCCATGTAGCATTGTTCAACTTAATAGGTTGAGCATCAAAGAAGTTCTCAGCTACCTCTGGTTTAATGCACATATTATTATGCACATAGTTCATGATCTCCATACGACCATACCCTAATGTATAGCAACCAAGATTTAACATAGGGTCTATGGACTTCTTACCATCTATGGACATTCTTCCATAGTCCCAACCATACTCTTGCTCGCCCACGTTTTTTTGGGGACCTGTTATTAATCCTGGATATCTCATCTCGACCTCTGTAGTGGTGGGATCTTACCTGTCATCCCCATACCAAAAAAGTTTAAAGTTAGACGTTCCTTAGTGCCAAATGTCTTAACACCATGGTGGGTCTTGTTATTGAACAGGACAAATCTATTATAAACATTCGTTACCATCACAGATTCCTCGTACTGTTGATGTGCATTCTCCCATGCTGCTTTATATTCTTCCACATCTATATCCTCACCTCTATAGTGAGCTTCCTTCATCTTAATTTCTTTAGGGTATTGCCATCCATACCCATTCTTTGCTTTATAAAGTGACGTTCCTGTGTCTGGATCAGGATCTTTTGTCAAGTATACTATACCACCGTAGTGTGTATCAATGTCTTGATGAACCCATCCTCTATTAAGTGGACTGTACTGGTCTTCTGAAAATGGTTGTATCTTCTGAAAATGCAGTTGCATATTCCAGTACTCAGGTACGTTCTCGTAGAAAAGGAGATGTAACTTCTCACCGAAGTAATTAAAAAACCTCTCGTTCACTAGGTGAAGGAGCTTAGTTCTTTCACCTGGCCAGTTACCACGGTCAGGTGGATAGTACTTTAGTTCATTAGCCATTGCTACAATGGCATCAGGATCCTCAAAGAAATCATCAACAATTACAATTGGATATGTCACTTAATTCTTATTTCTACGTTCTCCTTAATGGTATTATAGTCTGAATGTGCTGTCTTGTCATCCGTATGGAAGACCTGATCGTATCCTGACTTAGTTAGTATCTTGTTCTTTATCTCCAACTGTCTCTTCTCTTTCTGTATGCGTCTTAGGAAGGCATAGTAAATGATCTGAGTGAAGTAAGCAAAGGGGTTCTTAGATTTCTCTGGATTAAAGTTCTCTATGTATTGTACACAGTTTTCAATGCCATCACAGATCATGTCCTCACGGAACATGTAGTTGACAAAGTTTGGTTTGTATGATAGGTGTGTAGCGATCTTTAAAAAACATCCTCCAATGTAGTTGCTGATTTGAGGACGCTGTTCGCCCTTCTCCTTTGCAACAGCACACTTGTCCTTAAAAACAATGAGTGCTTCAAGGAACTCTTTATTGTTTACGTAATGCTCACTCTGTACCTTCCTTCTAACGGCCATATTATATCTCCTTATGTATACATTGTATACCATTTTGACCCAAATAGCAAGGGGGGCTTGACAAGTGTTTCATTTTTGTGTACACTACGAGTGTGCGAGTTCAAGGGATGCTTTAGCTATTGAATATATTATCCAGTTTAATACGAGCTTCCTCTACAGTAGACAGTCTACCAGAAGCATCTGATATAGTATCACCATTGAGTCTCCTTAGAGACATGGCATAGAATATCTGAACCTCTGTATCAACTTCTACCACGGTGATTACCTTATCCTTAGGGATGAGAAATTCCTCCTCGCGTGAAAATTTCATCCAAGGCGACACCTTTGCACCTGCTTTATTCCCTGTCAAGACGACTTCTTCGATCTCGATAGGGTTTTGTACTATCATGTAATCCCCATTCTCATCATGTACATGCTCAGTCACTGCAAGAATTTCTTCTCCTGATACCAATTTGATTGCTGCGAGGAATTCGACCTTCTTTTGTTCTTCCATGTTAGTCTCTGATTCGGACATCAATGAATTCATAGTTAAAATTTTCTTCATTATATATTTTAACACGTTCTGTTAAATGATTTAAAGTGTAGTTTCTTTGGGTGGCAGTTGAGATGTCATCTGCTATGTCGTATAGAACTGCTTTCGTCTTGTGGTCTCCTTTTCTCAAGACCCTACCGATCGACTGGAGGTTCCTGATCTTCGATTTTGATGGCGAAGCAAAGACAACGTTATGTAAGTTCCGAATATTAATCCCAGTGCTAAAAGTCCCATACGATGCCACTATAATACTATCATGTGTAGTCTCAGCAATCCCTCTTGCCTTCTCTCTATCCTCTGTATCGACCCCACCGTGGACTAAAAAGACTAAGCGATCTTCTCCTACCTTATTATTTATGAGATCAAAAAGGGGCATACCATGCCGTTCAACGTAGTTGAACAGGACGAGAGTGTTACCAGACAGGTCACAAACTAGGTTGCGAATGAACTTACTGCGACCTTGGTGGTCAACGAGGTAGTCCATCTCCTCTTGGTATGTGTCAAAAGTCCTCTTATCATGCTTAAGGATGAGTACTTTGATTTCAAACTCAGAGAGATGACCCTTTTTAATAAGGGTTTCTGTCTTAGTTATCTTATCTACACTACCAAATACACCTTCGAGTACCAAGCGATTTGTCTCAGTACCATCTAAAGTACCAGTAAACCCTACACGATACTTACAATCATAGAGCTTATTCATGATACTGGTTAAGGATTTTGCCTTAAACAGGTGTGCTTCATCTCCTATTATAGCACCAAAATTCTCAAAGTAAACTTTTGGTAGCTTGTATACTGACTGCCATGTGGTAATTATCACGTCTTTGTCAGACCTAGGATCATTACCTGCATATACTTTATGGCAGTGCTCCTTTGCATTCCACCCATAGTCCTCAAAGTCTTTGTACATCTGCTCTACCAGAGATGTCGTAGGAACTACTATGAGTGTTTGTAAATTCTTTGCTGCCCAGAACCTAGACAGAGCATAGATCATTAGAGACTTACCACTGCCTGTAGGTGATAGTAGTAGCTTACGTTTGTTACGTAGTGCTTCGTATATACCCTTGTACTGGTAGTCTCTGACCTTATGTGGTAGGTTAAGGGTCTTTACCCAATCACCTATTCCTTGGGGAGTAACGAATTCATCCACTTCTGATGGAAGTCCATAAAATTCGTTGTCCCTATGGATAACTTCATACCCCTTCTCTTCGCAAAACGAAGTAATGTAAGGGAGAAGGCCAACATAAATCTCGCCTGTACCTGGGGAGAATAGTTTGATTTTTCCATCCCAATACCTTTTCTTGTACGCTGACATGAACTTGGCTTGAGGCACCTCGAAAGTAAACTGATCTGCTAGCTCGTAACCTACATGAGGTTCACACTCTACAGTAAGATATACTTCGTTCTTCTTCTGAATGTAGACATTAGATTTCATAACCTTTCAGGAACTTAGCGAACTCTATCGCATTCTTAATATAGAAGGATCGGTTATTGATCGCCTGCATAATAGCTTTCAATGCCTCAACCATCTGGTTATAGTACTTCAGTTTAAGAACGGACTTATTGTATACTTCATCAGCTTCCAGATATATTGGGACATCTGTCTTGATGAGTTTTAAAGGAAATGGTTTCTCCGCTTTGCCAGTATAGTACTCCCACCTATTCTTATAGGTGCGTTTGACTTCCATCTCCTGTTGATCCTTTAAGGTATTAAAGGAGTTGTAAAGTCTTAAATATTTAGCATGTAACTTGGGGATTGCTAAACTGTCATGATCTAATTTTTCATCATTTAGTTGTGAGTCCTTCTCCCACATGTCATTCAAAGTGTCTAGGTTCATACTTTATTATTATTCTTATCCGTTATCTCATACAGAGTATACTTGAAATTAACGTCGGCCGTGAGGTAGTTGACATCAGTTGCTGATGAGTCAAACTCTAGTGTTGTCAACGATGTTGGGAAGATGTTAAAGAAGTTTACGGTAGAGATGCTTTGGTAGTTGCTGTTTAAAATAAGTAAACGAGCATCACTCATCATCTTATCGAACTCCTCAGGTCTACCCTTCTCGTCTACACTAGCAAGGTACTTCTGAAAATTCTTTTGATGTAAAGGGTTAGTAAGACCCTTAAGCCACTTGTAGATTTCATAGTAATTGTCTAAGTCTTCATTGACTAAGAACCTGAGGTTCAGATCACCAAAGGTCATCTTATCGCCAGGTAATGAGTAATCTTTGACTGGTGTTGATATCTCCCTTACACCTATCTCCACTTGAGGTACAGCAGCAGACTGACAAAAATAGTCTACGTTAGGTGTCCTACCAATAATAAATTTAAAACCTATTGGTGATAGAAAATTTTGATTAGAGGGAGAAAAAAGATTTGGTTCCATTAGTTCACGCAGGTCTCCAGTAGTATTTATCCAAGCCAGAAAACGTCTGGATCTCTGATCTTATCGTGGATTTGAAATCGAAAATCTTTAAAGTCTGGTTTGTTAGTTTCGTTATGTGCAGCATCTATCCATGACAACTCAGCGTTCTTACCTCTGCTACTCTGCCCTTCTACATCATCAATGTTATACTCACCGACATAGTTCTCACCCACTGTACTAGGTGTGACACCGTTCTGCCAGTGCTGTACTGACATGAATATAGATCTACCATCACCCATGAATGCACCATGTATATCATCATGGTATACCTTGAGGGTAAAGAAATCAGATCGCATCTTACATATCTTCTCTTGCTCTGGGTGACTGTCTATCCAATACCCACCATGACTAAAACTTATCTTACCACGTATGTACACTTCATACGAATCTATGTCTGGGTGTCTATGCTCAGGTATGATAGCATGTGGTGGCCAGTTCAAGCATTCAACTTGGTACTGTCCTTCCTTGTACATAACCTTCCTATGAAAGTTAGGTACACCAAAAAAATTTCTATTCCAACCTTCTGGTTTGGCTATCTCGCGAGGATCGAACGTATTCAAATACTCATCAACGAAACCTGTGATGGCATCCATGCATAAAAAAAGAGGTCTAATTATTTAGACCCCTTTCAATTAAGTTTTTAGTGCATGGGGTTACTCCAACATGACTTTGCATATTCTTCGACACGAATTCGGTAAGTCTGTGCACTCTATTAGGCAGTCAAAGTAATCGTCGATCTGGTTTAATTCTTTATTACTGTTGTTATCGACACTTACACTCCAACCACTCAATTGATTTTTACTTACTAGATTGTGCATTAATGTTCCTCGCTAAGTCTACTATTATGTATGCAAATCCACACTGTATTTACGGTTACAATTTAACAAAAAGAAATGCCTACGAGTTTATACCTAGACAAAAAAAGAGACCCCTTAGGGTCTCTCTGAGGTGTATGTAACACGAAGTTTACATTAGGTTTGCAACCTTTACTCTTCTGTAGTAAGCGTTAGCGTTTAAGTTACCAGCAGCTTGTGGATCTGAATCAGATAAAGCAGCGAGTCCCTTAGCAAATGGGTTAAGAACCATTCCGTAACGAGTCTTAAACCCGATACGTGGTTGGAATGAATCCTGACCGATCGCTCTGTACATTTGGAGAGGAACGTAAGGACAGTAGAATAGTCCTGCATCGTATGCATTAGAACCTTTGTATCCAACAACGTAGTACTGATCAGAACTAACGTTAGCTGAATAAGGGTCGATGTATACTTTGAAACGTCCGTTCAATGTACCAACGAAAGTGTTACCTGTGTCATCGACTTCGCCGATACCACCAACAGCACCATTGATACCTGAATCGTAATCAAGAACACCACTCATAGCAAGAGCAGAAGCTACATCAGCACTAGTGATGATGATGTTACCCTTCCCTCTACGAGTTTCCTGTGCGATTGCGTTGGCATCTCTTTCGATCTGGAATAATAGTCCCTTGAATTTCTCAACTGACCATCTACCATTACTGTCTACGTCTAAGTCAAACACACCAGCGTTAGCTACGTTTGCTTGAGCACCAGGTTTTGCACCCCTGTATACAGTACGAACAACCTCACGGTTGATTTCAGCAAGTATCTCTGTTGAAAGAATGTTTGCTAGTTCAGACTCGGCATCTAATCCGTGGATTGCTTTCAAGTCTTGTGCTAGTTCAACTGAGTAGTCTGCTCTTAACGCTCTACCTTTAGCTTCAACAGCAATTCTGTCGATGCTAAACGCCATTTCCATGAATGCGTTAGATGCTTGACCATCTCCTAGTCCTTCTAGATCGCTTGTACCGAACTTGCTTGAAGCAAGGTCATAGTTAGTAGCAGTTGTACCACCACCAGAAGCGTCGTTGATAAGACCTGGGTTCTTCTCAGTAGTAGCTGTAGGAGGAGTTCCACCTTTAGTACCAGAGAACTGTGCATCTGGCTCATCGAAGAATGCTTCGTTACCAGTTTGATTTGTATATCTACTTCTCATCGCGAAGATAAGACCAGTAGGACCAGACATAGGTTGTACGCCTGCGATGTCATAAGCAATAAGCTTAGGCATAGCACGACGGATTAAGCTGATAAGTATAGGGTCGAAACCATATACAGCACCTGCTCCAGTTGTCTGTGTGTTGATAGGACCAACGTTTGTTGGTGCCTCTGTTAGAACGTTACGCTCTTCTTGTAGAGCACGCTCTTGGTTTTCCAAGAGAATTGCGGTAACAGACTTACGATAGTTGTCCTTGATTTCAGGAAGACCATCATGGTTAAGTACTGGTGCCCACTTCTCTTGGAGTTTTTCTGCATTAAACATGCTAGATTTACTCCGTTCTTGAGTTAGTGTTTACAGTCGTTATAGCCTTTTAGCTAGCTGTTCGACATACGAAGACATGCTTTCGCTAATGGCTTCAACTTTAGCTTTGGGTTCTTCAGAAGAGATTTCTTCTGCTACCTCAGGTGCTTTCGCTCCGAAGTAACTCTCTTTGATTTGTCCAAGCTTTTCACGATACGACTCTTCGTTTTTGAATTCGACTGCTTCAGCTAGAGAGGTAAACTTATCCTTCTGAACTTCTGCAAGTCCTCTGGATAGTTCTGTCAAAATCTCATTCTTTCTGTAGGTTGCTACCTTCTCATGCAGTCCAATGTTTTTCTCAACTTGATCGTTGAGTCGGGTCTCCATTTCATCTAATTTATTGCTCATGTCTGCAACAGCATCTAGACTCTCGTCTGGAAGATTGATGTTGCTTTCAATGAACAAATTCTTTAATCCACCCATAAATGCTTCGGTGACTTCAGCACGTAGACCTGCTTCGATAGCAAGTTCGTTCTCAGTCATCCACTCTTCACAAGCATATGAGAGGAAATTCTCTATACGACCAGCAAATTCCTCTTTAATTCCTTCGAGTTCTTCGCCAATCCTGCGTTCTGCAGTTTCCTTAAGTGCTTCAACTTTGTCTGATACCTTTGCAGATACAGCAGCTTCAAATACAGTTGTTGCTTTCTTAGTGAATTCTTCGTCAAGATCCGCACCAGACAGTATTGCCTTGATGTCTTCGTTGACTCCTTCTTCGGAGATTGTCTCTCCTTCTTTCTCTACATCATCAAAGATCTTAGCAGAAAGTCCACCAGGCATTGCTGATGAAGCTCCACTTGGCTTCGTCTTGAGTGTAGAATCTTTTGTAGCACCCACAGGAGCAGCTGCTTTCGCACCTACGTTGTCAGGTCCTTCTGGTTTCTCCTTTGTAGAACCGCCTACTTCAATAGCATCGTTCTTAAGGTCAGATTGTTGTGCTGGAACCGCACCTTTTTTGATGGCTGCGTCGCCAACTGCTGCGTCTTCCTTAATAGTTCCTTCAGGAGATGCTTTCTTGTCAGCGATCACCTTTTGGAATTTTTCATCAATAGTAGACATTACTTGTACTCCTACGGGATTTTAAACTAGTGTATAAATCTATAATTTATTTATAAATCACAAACTTCTGAGAAATGCGTCGAACGCGGCGACCTTCCTCTCAGCAAGTTCTTGGGGTGAGGGTGCATTATCAAGGGATGCCTTGATAGCCTCGATTTGTGCTTCTTTAATCTTACCATCGACTAAAGCCCATTCTTTACCTTCCATAATACCTTCAACAAAAGCATCAGGTGCGGAGGGGTCTGCTACTATATCAGCAGCAGTAGAAAGAATGAAGTCATCGGCGACTATACTGGTTGTGCCCTCTTTTTTAAGAGAACCTAACCCGCGTGAAGAAACACCGAGTTGTACCCCTTCCTCAAGCAAGTTCTTTGCGATCTTACCCATAGGGGTTTCTAACAACTTTGCCTTACCTATGAAGTTTCTACCTTCAGGGTAAAGTTCAACGATCTTGTGTGAAACACGATCTAAGTTAACGGTAGGACCTTCTGGATGACCTAACTCACCAAGTGCTCTCCCGCGTTGGATGAACTCTTCGTTGTACTTTCCCACCTCACGGTTCATGGTATCGAACTTGTACATTCTACCATTACGGTTGGTGATCTCAGTCTGTAGGAAGATACCTTTGATATAAGTTGACTTCTTACCGTCTTTGTCTTCGGTAAGAACTTCTATATCATTGTTCTGTTCCGTTATCAGTCTCATCATCGTTTTCCTCTGATTCGTTTTCAGCATTGCGGTTGATTACTTCCGCAGTTTCATCTTCTGATGCTTCTCCCTCTGGAGGTAATCCAGTTGGTTTGCCATCATCAGGGACGTGCGGAAACATTTTGTTCGCAATGTCCAATTTACTTGTGTCCACTGCAGCAGCAGCTTTCACTTGTAGCATATCTTTGAGTTTGTCTAAGGCATCTGCCCTATCATTGTCCCAAAGTAAATCAACGATTTCTCGTTCTTGTGTTGCCATAATGTAACGTTGTCTGTAATTTATTTATCAGCTTTAGGTTTTGGAGCAACAGATTTCTGTTGATCGGCCGCGGCTTTTGATTTTTGACTAGCAATTTGAGCTTTCTTAACTTCCTGATCGAGCTCTATATTATCAGTCTCTGCATCTAACTGCTGTTGATCTGCAGATACTAGATCTGTTGGATTGATTGCTCTACCTGATTCTATATCATCTGCGATCTGAAGATCCATGTCTTCAATTTGTCTCTCGGTTTGACCAAGAACATTCTGACGAATATAATCTATAGAGAAGTACTTACCAACATAAGGATCCATAAGACCAATGACATTGAGTTGCTCTGTCATCATCTCTAGGTTCTTTAGCTCCGTGAAATGATTATCATAGAGATAGTCATACTGGATATGCTCCTTCATCTCATCCCAGTCTTCAGGAGTGATGACACTCTTCAGGATTAACTGGGTCTTTAGAGTATCATTAAAGATATCACTAAACTTCTTGCGGAGTTTACCCACAAACTTAGTGAACTTCAATTCATCTCTAGTGATCTCAGATGACCTTCCAATGTTAAATGCTTGCCCTGATTCCAAACGACCAGCTGGAACATTTAACGCTTTGTAAAGTTTTGTTTGGAAATATTGCACGTCTGTAAGCTCTCCAAGGTTCTGACCACCAGGAAGTGTAGTAATTTCAGTACCTCTACCCCCTTCTCTACGTGGTAACCAGAAATCTTCCATCATTGACATGTATTTTCTGTCGTCTCTGATCTCTCCAGTGGCAGCATCGTATACTAATTTGTTACGATACCTTCCCATAACTTCACGTAAGTATTGTTCTGCCTTAACTTTAGGTAGGTTACCTACGTCAATATAAAATATTCTACGCTCTGGTGCTCTTGATATTCTGTATATAACTAGACTGTCCTCGATCATTCTAAGTTGATTGAGTACTTTAATTCCTTTGTGCAAATAGGACAATACAATATTTCTATTGGTGTCCATGATACCACTTGTCACGTAAGTGATAGCATCTTTGGCAATCTTGATACCACTATTCGCGGAAGTATTGTTCAATCCTTTTGGATTGTATATGAAATATTCCTCAGATGATCCGAAGTCATACTTCATAAATTCATCTGCTGTCTTGGGTTTTGTTATCTGTCTTACTTTCTTAATCTTTGATGGATCAATATATCTGACTTCTTTAATACCGTCTTGTGGTGCATCTAAATCAATGACCTTATGATAGTACAAACGCCCATCAATGTACCATCTGCGGAACATCTCATGGGCTTTGCCATCAAATCCAAATAAGTTTTTAATATAATCGAACTCGTCACGTATCATTCCTTTTACAGAATCACTAACCTCAAGGTTATCAAGGTTAACTTCTACAGGACTATCATTTTGATCAGCAACTATTGCTTCATGTATAATATCTTCGATGGCGGAATCCACTTCTGGATGCATCGCCATTTCCCGATACTTCTTCACCATGTCATATTCAGTTTTGAAGTTACCGTCTAGGTCAAGATATTGACCATAGTAACCTCCTGCAATATAACTAGTAGCTCCGTCCTCGCTAGAAGGTTGGATAGGAGACGGGGCACGCTCCTTAATCTTTTGCTTCTTAAACGAGAAACCGAATAACTCTGCCATAATATTTGGGTTTCTTTACCTGACTATTTAGTTGACTTTCTAAACGACGTTATTCTTGTTTTTGCCACCAGAACTTGTATGGTACTGATAAGCAAACTCAACATCAAACTCTTCGTATGAATCGTTGTTGTCGTATGCAAGTGATACTTGTGATACACTTACAGGCCAAGCACTGACTAAATTGTACTGTCTTAATTCTGTTAGTTTTCCATCTGCAGCACCGTCACCACCAAACTTGTCTAGTTGTGTGACTTGGATGTCTACCCATGTGTCCACAATATCAGAGTTTGCAGTGTTAGCTTCAACGTCATTAGTAAGTTGGATCCACTTCTCATAAGCACTTCTTAGTGCGAATGCATCATCCATATAGAATGTACCTGTCCATGTTTCATAAGTTCTGTCGCCAGGAACTTTAATAACACGTCCACGGAAGGGAAGTTCAACTGTTCCAACGTTGGTTGCTGGTAAAGCAGCAGACTTACACATGTATGTAACAGCAGATCCTTTGGATGCTGCTACTCCGTCGATGACGGGTTCTGATAAAGCTGTGCCTTGTGGCCAAGCGTGGGCTACTGAGAAGAGGTTAGGTCGTACACCACCTCTAATCGCTCTTTGGAATTCTAAAATACCTAGTGGGGTTGCCATTGTTAATGTGCTCCGTTAATTATCTGCGGGGGATGACTTCTTCAAAACTAACGCCAGTGCGTGTAGCAATGAATGTCAATGTGATAAAGTTGATTGAACGTGCAGGCTTGATATAGAAATCTGCCTTAAATTCGTTCGCGTCAATGACTGAACCAGGATTATTGGTGTCATCACATACAACTAAGAAATCTGTGATACCTCTTTCGGCTTGTACACCTCTAAGGTATGGTTCAACAACATTCTTAAAGTTGTTTCTAGTGAATTCGTCATTAAGTTCAAAGAGTACTCCCTTCGCAGCGTTGCCGATTGTCTTCTCTATCACGTTGAAAAGACGACGAACGTTGATGCGATCAAATGCAGATGGTGAAGCGAGAGCTGTTTTGTCACCGAATAGAACTATGCCTTGACCAGGTAGACTGGTTATAGGATTAATTCTCTTCTGATACAATGAATCTCTTTCGGATTTGGTTGGTGAGTATGCTAGTTTAACAGCATTCTTAATTGCACCACGGTTTAAACCTGCTGGTGAGAACCAAGGTAATCCGTTTGCTGTAGTAGCAGCACATAATCCTGCAACGTCTCCGTTACATGGAATGTATCTATACTTGTCAGCAAATCTGTCGTAGACATACTTCCATGTATTATCAAACACACCGAATGATGTTGCTTGCATACCTGAGTAGTAGTCAACTACGTTTTGTGTTTGTGTCATGGAGCTTGTAACTCCAACAACGTCTCCTCTGAAAGGAGATAAGAAACCAACACAATCCTTTCTGTTTGAAGTGATTGTTAATACTGCAGCACCGATTGCCTGAGTATTGGTTTTGCTTGCTGCGTCACCAGGACCAGCAATTAGATAATCTATTGAAACTGTTTCAGTATCAGCGAACTCTTGAAGTCCAGTGATAATTTCTCCAGAAGATGCACTTCCAGTTTCAGCACCTTTCGCCATAGTGTAGCTAGTAGGACCAGAGAACAAGTCAAATGTTGTTGTACTTGGACTACCTGCATTACCAGTACCTGCGATGTTACCACCAGTAGCTGCTTGGTTACCACTTACATCATATACTGATGTTTCGTGAGCACCCCAGTAAACAAATGCACTCTTGTCAAGTACAACCTGTGGGTAATAGTTACCTGCACCTTGAGTTGTTTTAGCATTGTTTGCTTTAGAAACATATGTAAACTTCTCAAGTAAAGTGTTTGGTGAACCAGTGATAGCACCAGTAGCATCCCAAACTGCAACATGCATTTCATCACTTGAACCGCCACGTGCTGCGACGTAAGGTGAAGTGCCAGGTCTAGGAGCAATAGAAGACCACTTAAGTCCTGTAAATACATCCTGTCCATCATACCAGTCAGAAACTGTTGTGATGTTTAAGTCACTTACACCATTCTCAACGATGTCTGCTGTTGTCCATGTGTCAGAAGAAATTAGTGAAACTGTATTCGTGCCACCATCCCACGCATAGATGTAACCCGATTTAGTTCCAGCTGTATTCTGTACTTGTGTACCAACTGTAGCAGTGCCTAAAGCACCATCTAGTTTTAAGGAAACGTCTGCTCCCTTATCAATTACCCCAACCCTTATTGCATTTCCGTCTGCACCAACATCTCTTGCTGCGTAGTGGAATGGGTTTGCTGCTGCTGTGAAATATGTTGCTTCGTATACTTCTTTAGTAGTAATAGAAAGAAGATATGGAGATGTTGCACTGTCGTCTGATGCACTTAACTGTCCAGATGTTGCACAACGAACTACGTCAAGTACTCCACCGTAAGATAGGAAACTTGCTGCAGTCCACCATGTTTCTGCGTTAGAGTCAGATGGTTCTCCAAAGATTTCAATGAGTTGAGATTCGTTTGATATACGAACGGGTGTAAGAACAGGTCCTTTTGCAAATGATCCTGCTATTGCCCCAACGTTTACTTCAACCGTCTCAATCGACCCAACAGTCAGATCCCTTTCCTGGATCTCAACTCCTGGCGATAGAAGCGTGCTAGCCATGCGTGTACTCCTGATGATAAATCAATTTTTGTCTATAGTTATTTAGAAATTGGAGCTCTTTCAGCGATAGTCCCACATGAATGCCCTATCACCATACTCGTCTAAGGTGTATTCTTTCTCATTCATATCAATAGTCCAGATATTTCCCTCGCTGTCTTTGATCATCTCATCTTCCAATCCATCGTCTATAAAACCAAATGGTGCCATGTCTTGTTCTATCTGGTTCTTCTGTTCTTCGTATATTCTACGACGGATGTCCTGATCCGTCATTTCTTTAAAGTATTCTTGCTGCACTAACCATGAGAAGATGACTAAACACATAACAAGGTCATCATGATATCCTTCGTCTGCTTCAAATGATTGTTTGTTTTGAATGAAGGTAGTTAGTTCAGATACTATGTTGTAATCCTTAACAATTAATTTATCATCTTCTATCAAAGTCTTTAAGTTAGAGCATCCTTGTGCCTTAACTGTCTTGCTCATCTTGACACCCATCTGTGTCTTATTACCTGAGAAACCTTGTCCAACTATCTGACCTGCACGACCTCTCATAGCACACATCAGTACATTTTCATACTCGACATCATAGAATAAACTAGAAGCAACTGCTTCTCCTATATCATTTACTTCTATCAATACGTGTGCTTTATTATAATTGTTTGCTACATTGTAGATAACGTTTGGTAATAGCATAGGTCTGATCTCATTGTTCCTATACTTTGCCACCAGTCTCCACGGTGCTTTAGATATATTGATAACCACAAAGGCAGAGTAATCCTGTGATAGACCACGAGATACATCCACACATATAATATAATCGTTGTTGTCTACAGGATTTTCATATACATCTAAACCAGCATTACTAGTCATTATGTCATCGTAGACTAATACTCTCAACTTAGATGCTGCTATCAATGTATCAACAGATCCTAAGAACTCACAGTCAAACTCTTGAGTGAACTGTCTTACGGAAGTGTTTGCGATAGTCGTTTCCTTCCATTGAGCATCTCTGCCTGGTACTTTTGACCAGTGAACTTCAGACCATGCGTACCCATTTTTACCCTTCTGTGCATCTACCCACAACTTATAGAAGTGGTTCATACCATTAGGTGTGCTAATGATTATGACTTTCGTCTTGGTACCTGAAGTGATAGTAGGATATACAGAACTAAAGAACTGTTCGGCAATATGATTAGGTATAAAGGCAAACTCATCCAAAAAAATAATGTTGAAAGACATACCTCGGACTGCACTAGCAGAGGTAGACGCAGCCAAGATTTTAGATCCATTTTCTAACTCCATTGATCCTTTG